TAATAAAAAATTCTATATTGTCGAGAACACATTAGAGGTGGGTGTCGAAGAAAATAGCGGAGATAGCTTTGGAAACATAGAAAAAAGTATATTTAAAATGCTTTTTAGCATTCATTACTATGAAAGATTATTTCGTAATGCTCTTGGCGCAGCTAGCGTTGATAGCGTAGTAAGCGTCACTGATGATGGTAGCACTGTAGTAAAAATAAATAAAAATGAATTAGCAAAAAATTACTCTCAACTTAGAAAACAAATTAATGAAGAGCTTCTTGCTTTAACCAAAAATTATAATATAAATGAAGCAAAACCAATTCAAGTTACAGGCGACGATATTATACCAGGAAATTTCAAAGACTATAATAGTACAATCGATATTTATTCAAGGGGAAAATAAATGGCAAGTTTATTAAATGAAACGGAAAAAAATAATTTAACCCCATTAATAGAAGATCTTTTTGATACTTTCTCAAGAGATATAGTGATTCATAAAGAACCCAAAAAAATAATAAAAAATATTAATACAAACTCTTTGGCTGGATATGATGAAAACTCAAATATAGAAAATTACGAATATATACCAGAATCTCAAACTTTTAAAGCTAAAATAAAGTATGAAAATGAACAAGCCTTAGAAGCTGCAAGATTCGGAGGGCTAACAAATTTTTTATCTCAAGGTGTTGTAAAAATTAAAGTAAGAAAAGATGCAAGAGATTATATCTTAGACGGAAGAAAAACAGAAAAAATAGAATTTGATAGCAAGTCTTTTAATATTATAAGCGACGAATCTGTTAAAAAATTTTTTAATACTGTTTATTATGTATTCTATTTACAAACAACAAAATAATGAATAATGTAAATCTATCATCTATCAGGGCAAAAGTTTTGAATTCAAAAAAAATGCAAATGCAAGCAGATATTATCGTACAAAAAAAAGTAGAAAAAGCTAAAGAAAATTTTTTACAAAACCTTGATAATCATCCAATATCTCAGGAATTAAAAGGTAAAAGTGAGGCAAAAAATATTTCAAATACTTTAGGTGGAAAAGGAAATTTATTTACATTTATAGGTTTTGAAAAAGGCTCTGATCCAGTCGATCAATTGAAATCTATTATATTGAGTCAATTTGGATTTCAAAGAAATAAAAGCACAAAAAAAATAGAGTATAAAATATCTCATCCTACATTAGAAAAAGTAAGAGACAAGACTCCAATGCCATGGGAAAATGGAAGAAGTTGGGTAGAAGGAATAGAAAAAGGAATCTCTGGACTTAGTTATTATCTTTTTAAAAAATCAAAAAAGAGTAGATCTGGTAGCGGGTTGCAAGCAGAAAAAGAAATAAATGCGGTTACCTTTAATCGAGTTAAATTTTTATCAGAATTAGTTGAAAACTTTAAGAAAGACATAAAAAAATGAAGCCTCAATTAGATAATATTTTAATGTCTAGCATGACATATTGGGTAGATAATATTTTGCTAAAAAAGGGTCAAGCTTATACAAATTATTCAAGTTTTTTTTATCCAATAAATAATTTATATAATAACTACTATACATACGGTTTACCTTTTAAGCAAATAGTTGCCGACTCTTCTATAAATGGTGTTAATTTACTATCTGGAGTCTACATTAATCAAGTCTTTAATCCTATTGGTCAGAATGGATTAGTTGGAGTTAATCCTAATTTGGGTCAAATTTATTTTAATACAAATCAAAACAGTAATACTATAAGCGGTAATTATTCCGTAAAAGATATGAATGTTTACTTAACTTCTGACGCAGAAGAAAATGTGTTGTTTGAAACCCAGTATAAAATAACTCCTAAAACATATCAAAATCCCACGGGGATAGCTACTAATTCTATAACTTATCCAGCAATATTTCTAAAAAACAATGGAAGCTCGAATAAAGCATTTGCATTTGGTGGAGAAGACACAACAGAAATTAACGTCAGAGCCATTATATTAGCAGATAATACATTTAACCTAGATGCAGTGTTTTCAATATTCAGGGATAGCTATCATAGTTATATCCCCTTAATTGGACTAAATGAGAGTCCTTATAATTCAATTCATTCTTTAAAAATTCTGCCAAATAATGGATCATATAATTATGAAGCTCTATCTCAACAAAAAATATCATCAAATCAAGCTTTTTATATAGAAAGAGTAGATGTAAGCACTATATTAAATCTAAATAACAAAGCAAATCCAGATATTTATCCAGGTATAGTAGATTTTACCCTGTCAAATATAAGAAATCCAAGGTCTTAATATTATTGATTTCTCTTTTAAACTTCTCGGATGTAATATAGGTTATAGAACTTAAATAGGAGATCAATATTATGGCAAGAAAAAGAGTAATTTATCAAAGCGAGGCCCTTTTTGTGGGACCAACAGGAACAAACGCTGAAGTATCAGGCAACAACAAACAATTAACTCGCGTTCAAAGCGTAAACTACAATTTCGAAATCGCTCGTCAAGATATCAATCAATACGGCAATCTTGCAGCAATTGATCGTATCATTTTAGAGCAACCAACAGTATCTTTAGATTATACCTATTATCTTAATTCTGGAGAAAATGAAACTAATATTGGTTTGGCTTTAGGAACAGGAGATGCAACTACGCAAGCATTATCTCACATTTTAACTGGTCGCGCAGATACTGATATTAAAAACTATTATATACTGACTTCTCCAGAAGGAACTGACGCTAATGTTGTTGGTTGGACAGCTAGTAATGCAAAAACTATTGGCCTTGGTAATGTTAATCTTACTTCTTACCAAATTGAAGCTAGTGTAGGCGACATACCAACTGCAACAGTAAATGCCGAAGCATTAAATATGAATTTTGTAGGCGGAATTACTGGGGACCAAAATCCAACAATCAATCCAGAAGACGGTAAAAAAGCCACTGCTGGATTTAAATTGCAAACACCAGTTTCTGGAAGCGGATTTAGCGCTTTGCGCCCAGGCGATATAACACTTACTTTAGCTTCTTCCACTTTGGGACTCGATGAAAACGATATCAAAGTGCAAACAGCAACAGTATCAGTAGAAGTCAGCCGTGAGCCTATTCAAAAACTTGGCAGCAGATTTGCTTTTACAAAAGAAATAACATTCCCAGTTGTAGCAACATTCTCTGTAGAGGGAATTATTGGAGATACTGCTGCAGCTAATTTAGCGAATATTTTAGATGATGACAAAGACTATACTGTCTCTATAACATTGAAGAAGCCAGACACTACCAATCAGAGAGCTTTGAAATATACACTCAAGAAAGCAAAATTAGATTCTCAAAACTTTAGTTCGTCTATTGGTAGCAACAAAACCGTTTCACTACAATGGAGCACGCAAATTGGTGGTCCAAATGAAACTGCTGTAGGGTTATTTATAGACGGTCCACAATCAGCTTAATATATATTAATATTTAATATACTAAAAACCCGCTATTAGCGGGTTTTTTAGTGTAAACTCTTATAAGGAATAAGGAGTATCGTATGCAATCTGATAAAGATGATATTAAAAAATATATATTATTTCAAATACACAGAAACATTGTTTCTTTATATAAAAGATATCTGAATGTAATAGAGGACATGCAAGAAGAGCATTTAAACATGCTTAATAAATTAAATCAAAAAATAGAAGCGAGCTTTTTAAAAAATGTAGATTATTTTGATGAAAATAAATATAATTACTTAAGGAAAAAAATATTAGATCTAGGTAACGAGACGATAAGAGAAATAGAAAAAAATTTCGACTTCATGGATTTAAATATTAAAAAAAATGAAAATCAAAAAGACAAATAATTTTAATATATTGCAAATAATAGAAGCCAATGCATCCATGCCTTCTGTTAAAAAATATTTAGAGTCTAATTTTAAATTTTTAAATTTAAAATTTTTAAACAGTCCTAATTATATTAAATACTTTTTGTCTTGGGAAGAAGATAAAAAGAATAATTTTATAAAATTAATCGGTGGTAAAGCTAATTTTGAAAAAACTAAAAAATTCTTAGAAAAAAAAGCGCTAGAAATAAATTATGAATCCAAATAAATTTTTATACGAATTCACGTTAGAAAAAGAAGAGTTTCTTGAAAAAACAGTCGTTTCAAAAGATGAAGCTGGTCAAGAAATAAAGACTACTAAAAAAGAACTTATAAATAGGCCGATCAAAATCAGAATTTTAAAGCCTACAAGAAAAGTATTTGATGAAGCAGAGCTATTTTATGGAGTAAAATTATCAGAAGGAATTAAATCTGGCTTATTAACTAGATCTTTATTAGCCAAAAGGTATCAAAACGATGGTGGGGCATTAAGTGATCCAGAAAAGCAAAGATACGCGGGTCTATATTTAGATTTATTCAAAAAAGAAACTGAATTTCAACGTCTTCAACTTAATCTAGATAATTTACCTCAAGAGTTGCGCCAGAAGAAGACAGAAGTAGTTTTAAATGACCTACTTGACGTAAGAAAAGAGCTACAAGAGTTCGAGCTTTATCAATCAAATTTATTCGAGCAAACTGCAGAAAATAGAGCCAGAAATCAAACTATTATGTGGTGGGTACTGACCCTATCCTATATTGAATCAGAAAAAGATACATTTGAACCTATTTTTACCGATAGCTCTTATGATAATAGACTATCGAAATATGATGAAATTGAAGATGGCGAGGATGATTTTATAAAAATAGTAATTAAAAAATTAGCTTATTTCATAAGCTTATGGTACGTAGGAAGAATAACAAATAAAGATGATTTTGCTTATTTTGAAAAAGTATATTCTGGAGAAAAAGATATAGCAGATTTGCCTAATAGAGAAGAAAACAATCAAACCGTAAAAAGTGAATGATTTTGAAAAAGAATTTGAATTTGTAAGAAAAATTTACAGAGACATATTAAATGGATATACGGTATTATATTTAAACGAAAAGATTTTATATTTTAAGCATTTAACTGATTTAGAATACAGCGAATGCAATGATTTTTTTATAAAGCAATATAAAAAAGCTAAAGACTCTGGTTTATTGGATGAAAAAGAAAAAATAAAAGTTTTAAAAGACTCTGGCCACTGGGACGAAGTAAAAGAAGAAAGAATTAAAAAGTTAGAATCTGAAATAGAATTATTAACATCCACGAAGAAAAAATTAATAATAAAATCTCAAATAAATTCTATAGAAGAAAAATTATTAAAGTATTCATCAGAGCTAAATAACCTAAAGAAAGAGCGTTTATTACTTTTAGATTTAACGGCAGAAGAGTTTGCTAAAAAGAAAGCCAACGAATATATTTTATATATATCTATATATAAAAACTCAAAACTAACTGAAGAGCATTTTGAAAGCCTACAACAATTTGAGGATTTAGACCTAGAGGATCTATTAAAATTTTTTATGCTTTATAATAAACTATTAGAAGAACTAGACATTCGAAATATTAAAAAAATTGCGGTTCTTCCATTTTTTTTAAATAATTTTTTCTTGTCTAAAAATAATCCATACTATTTTTATGGAAAGCCGATAGTCGCTTTAACTAAGCATCAGCTAGAACTATTTGTTTTAGGCAAGCAATATGAAAACGCTCTTATCCAGAGCAAAGGTAATCCGCCCACAAGTTATCAAACTCTAGAAGATTTAGTAAATTGGTATGAAAACCAGTCTTCTATTAATTCTAATATAAATAAAAATCAAAACGATAAAACTGCAAATACTTACCTGGGAGCGACAAAAGAGGAGATAAAGAATATTATTGGTAATGACAAAGAAACTGTCGATTTATTAGAAGAAGCTAAAAAAATAGGTAAAGACTTGGATTTTGAAGATTTATTAAAAATTCATGGAGAAAAATAATTTTTTGTATATTTAAGTGTAATCCTATAAAAGGATAAAAAGGTTATGGCCCAAGGTTCTCAAGATGTTGTTCTTAATGTAGCTGGCGATACAAGGCAGCTAGAGAGGGATATACAAAGGATAGCCAGTTCTAATTTAGTTTTAAATACAAAAGGATTTAGCCAGCCTTTAGGTAAAATTACTGGCCAATTAGGTGAATTTGAAAAATCTTTAGCTGCGTCAAATGCTAGAGTAATTGCATTCGGGGTCTCTGCGGGAGCTATATATGCAGTTGAAAAAGCTTTCGGCGCGATGGTCCAAAGCACGATTTCTGTACAAAAAAGCTTGGCAGAGATAAATACAATTTTAAATACAAGTACAGCTAATTTAAATAAATTTGGTAATGATTTATTTGAGTTAGCTAAAAATACGGGTCAATCTTTTGATACGGTTGCTAAATCTGCTTTGGAGTTTTCTCGTCAAGGTTTAGGAGTTTCAGAAACATTAAAAAGAACAAATGACGCATTAATATTGACTAGATTAAGCGGTTTAGATGTTGTTAGTAGCACAGAATCTATTACTGCTGCTTTAAATTCATTTAATCAAACTGTTATAGGTTCTAACGAATTAATTAATAAATTAATTGCTGTTGATAATAATTTCGCTGTAAGTTCTGCGGATCTTGCTGAGGCTATAAAAAGAGTAGGTAGTTCTGCGCAAGATGCTGGCGTTGGATTAGATGAGCTCGTAGCTTTAGTTACTTCTGCTCAACAAATCACAGCTAGAGGTGGCGCAGTTATTGGAAATTCATTTAAAACAATTTTTACAAGATTACAAAGACCAGAAGTTTTAAATGCTTTAGATGAACTTGGAGTTAAGACTAGAGATGCCGAAGGAAATATTGCTCCATTAATACAAATTTTAGGTGAACTATCAACAAAATTTGAAGGATTATCTGGAACTCAAAAATCTCAGACGGCAGAATTAGTTGGTGGTGTATTCCAAATCAATATTTTAAAAGCTGCTTTAAGTGACTTATCGAAAGAGTATTCTGTATTTAATCAAGCATTATCAACATCTGAAGGTGCTACAGATGAAGCAAATAAAAGAAATGAAGAGTTAAATACGACATTATCTGCAGGGTTAAATAAAACTTTTGCAAACTTAACTAAGGCTGCATCAGATATAGGTGGATTATCTTTAGGACCAGCTCTTAAAAAATCTCTTGGTGGTTTAAATGGAGTTTTAGAAACTTTTGCTTTCTCTGGTAATAATGGAGACGGTATAGGAGCCAAGATAGGAGAAGGAATTGCTAAGGGCATTGGTAATTTTTTGGGTGGACCAGGAATTGTTTTAGCGACTTTAGGCATTTACAAAATTTTTGAAAGATTAACTAAATTCTCTGCGGACGCTTTTAAAACTTTATCAGGAATGAATACGGCTTCTAGTGAGCAAGCCCAAATTCAATCTCAAGTTATAAATATCATGTCTAAGAATCCCGCTTTAGTTCAACAAATTGCTAAAGGTAATGTAGATGTTGCAGCAGTACATAGAGAAATATTAAGCTTAATAGAACAAGAAACTATTTCAATGCAAAAGCAGTTAGCTTTGGCGGGAACGCTAGCCAAATCGTTAGGTGCGGCAGGGGTTGGGATTGGGAAGGCTGGGCCTCTTCAAAATTTAATTGTTTCCAATAAAGTATTAGAGAAGAATAAATCTTTTGGATATATACCTAATTTTAACGACGTTGGGCATGCTTCAGAAATTATTGGCGCATCTCTAGGCGGTTATAAAGCAGGAAAAGTAAAAAGAAAAAATTTAAAAAATGAAGGAGAAATTATTTATAATGACGCTGAATCGATTGTAAAATATCCAGGTTTTGAACAGGAAGCGATTTTACCACCAAGAAATAGCAAAGCTGGAGACTTATATAAAAATAATTTTAAAAGAATACATGGTTTTGACCCTTATGCAAACGAAGGTTTTATTCCTAATTTTGCGGACTACAATATTGGTGGAAGAAGATTTTCTGCTTCCCAAATACCTTCAGCAATTAAATCAAAAACTATAAGCGCAGAAGACGCAGCTCAAGCAGGGTACATGAGCGATAAAGACAAAAAAGCTTTGGCTGCTCAACAAGCATCAAATATTATTTCTTCTTCTAAACCTTTACTTGCTTTAAGAAAACAAGGTTCTTCAAAAGGATATGAATTTAGACCCAAAGGAAAACCTCCAATAGATGTACAATTTCCTATTGTTGGATTTAATCAAAATTCTATTGGATTTAATCTAGAAAGCTTAAGAGAGAACTTAGATACAACTATAAACGATTCTATTACAAACTTTGCTAGTAGCATTTATAAAACTAGAAAAATAAGTCCGCCTGTTGACTTGCCTCAAGCAATAGGAGATGCTAGACGTCAATCAGAAGGGCTAGCTGGAGCATTAGAAGGTACAATAGGAGGGATATTTGAGTCAGCGTTTAGAGCTGCGTTTGGTAAAAGCGTTAAAGCTTCTTCGACTGGAGCTTTCGATATAAATTCAATACCAAAAGATTTACCTTTATTTTTTCCAGGTTCGCCAGTTGGAGTCGCAGGTGATTTTAAAAATTCTGATAGTAGTGATAATAGAAAGAGCATGGCTTTAAAAATACTTAAAGCTGAAAGACCAGATTTATTAAAATTTATAAATCAAAAAAATGCTTTTGCTGGATTTATACCTAATTTTGCAGCTTTAGAAGATGCCGTAAATCGAGAAAAAAAAGCTGAACCAAGCGCGAAACCAAAAGTTTTATGGTCAGATACTTTAGGCTCATTAGTTGTAGCTAACACAAAACAAACTGCAAAATATGGACCAAATGCAGACAAAATTATACAAAATGATCACATAAATCAAGGGCAAAATGCCTCAAAAAGTAATTTAATGAAAAGCGGAAGTGGCAAAGAAATTTATAAAAGTAATTTTATTCCTAATTTTGCTTTAAATTCAAATGCAGAAGAAAGAGACGTAACGTTAAGGTCTGGAATAAATAAAGCAAACTTCGATATGTCCGAAGGGTTTGTTTTAGTTAAAAAACAAATTGGTCAATTCATTAATATAATAAATGGTTGGATTAAAAATTCATCAGATAGCGATATAAGTTTAAAAAATATATCTGATAATTTAAAAAATGCAAGATCTAAATCTGATCAACTTATTTCAAATAGTAGTCCATTGACTTCAATGGGTGAGAAAAAATCTAATGTAGAGCCGCCTTATTTAAAATCTAAAAATATTTTACAAAAAGGCTTTAGTGATGAAAGCCTTACCACAGAGATGCAAACTTTTAAAAATAAATTAGTATTTGCAAGTTTTGGATTATCTATGGTCGGAGGATTTGCTTCTAGTTTTGCTGGAGAGAACAAACAACTAAGCAAATCTATTGACGCCGCGACTCAATCCGTTGGAGCCGCTACCACAGCAATGGGAATTATACCAGGCCCAATTGGTCTATTTGCTGGGGCAGCTCTAGGGGCAGTTGGGGCAATAAATAGCCTTGCTCATTTTTTAAATGATAAAGCTCCAAAACTCGCAGAAGCTCTGGATAAAGCTAAAAACGATGTTTCTACTTTCGGAGACAGTAGCCAAAGATATTCAGCTACTTTTCAAAAAGCGCAAGACATAGGAAATAATCCAAAATCAAGAACAGAAGATCTAATTAAAATAAATAAAGAATTAAATAATGCCGCAAAAGACATACCATCAGCATATAGAATGCAGTTATTAGCGATCCAAGATAACGTTGAATTGCAAGAAGAAATTAATAAAATACAAAAACAATTAATCCAAAAACAAAGCTCTTTATCTTTTGCGACTGATTTACAGTCTAGACTAGACGATAAAGGTGCAGTTCCTCAATTTTTATCAGATTATTACAAAGGACTCTCTGGAGGAGGACAAGGAGTTGGTAGCAACATAGGAAGGGCTACTAATCTTATTCCATCATTAGTTTTAGGTGGAGCAGATAATCTTGCTGGAGCTTTAGGAATGACAAAAGTACAGGGTGGAATCATAAAAATCCAAGATGGTTTTTATGATATGATAGATAATGTAACAGAAAAATTAAAAGGTACAGTTATTAGAAGTGACGCCCAAGGCAAAAAAGATGCTGCAGAGATATTAAAAGGTTTTAGCGAAACAGGAAGAGGAGTATTCGAAAAAGACTTCATCAATCCTCAAAAAGCAGATGAACTTAATCGCATGAATAAAAATCAGTTCATAACATCTTTAGAAAAAAATTACGGATTAAATAAAACAGTATCATCAACACTAAGAAATTCTACGGATGAAGATATTAAGAGGTTAAGGGCTCAAATTATAGAATTGGGAAGAGACTCCAGCGAAACAGCCAAAGTACAACAGAGCACAGAAAAGGCTAGAGAAACAGCGAAAAAATTAATAGACGAAGAGAAAAAAGCTATAGACCGCGCAAAATCTTCTGTAGAAGCTTTTAAACAGTCTTTAGATTCTTTAGCAAAAACAGCAATTTCTTTTAATAACTTCCAAACAAGATACCAACAACAAGATGTTTCTAATCAAAGATCTTTAGGTTTAGAGAAAGCTAGAGCAAATGTAGATTATATGCAACCATTTTTAAGTCCGTTTGAGCAAGCTAAATTAAATTATGGAATGGAAAAATCCAGTAGAAATGAAGATTTTATAAATGAAGCGCAAGGAATAAAATCAAACACAAATAAATCTTTAATGGACCAAGGTTTAAATTATTTAGACAAACTTAGAGAAAAAGGAGTTGGAGAAGAAAAAATTAGATCTGCGACTCTTGACTTTGCTAAAATAAATCAAAACCAACCTTCAGAAATCTTAAAACAAAGCATAATGGAAGCGTTTGATAGAAATATTGGTCAAGAAATGTCTTCTGGTCAAAAAGCAGATTTAAATTCTCAATTTACATCAGAGCTTAACAGTCAAACTCAAGCCCTTTTAAATTTAAATCAAAAAACTGATCAAGCTAATAGGATTGCAGAAGCTCAACTCGCTGCCCAAAAAGCTATTGCTACGAGAGACGTCTATCGTTCAACTTTTGGTGGACAAGGGGCAATGAGCAATTATGATCTATCAGCAGAAAGAAATTCAGCTTTCGAAAATGCAGACGCAAATTATAATAAGCCAGGTTTCAGAACAGCTCAATTAGCAAATACATATGATTTAATTGGTGGGTTTACACCAGACGAATTATCTAGTAAATCTAGCGGAATTAATAGTTTTATTGAAGCTATGGTCAGCTCTAGAGAAAGCGACATTAAATATCAAGCTGATACTGCAATTCAATCTATAAGAAGGGGCGCATTCAATAGAGGCAAGAATGTAAATATTGATTCTAATTTAAGTTCTAGCGAAATGAATCAGATAGAATTTTTAAAAAGTAGAAGATCTCAAGCTGGTACAATAGCTGGAATTCAAGTAGCAGAAAAATTAAAAATTGCAGACGCAAACAAAAATATGGGGTTAAATTTGCAAGGATTAAGTACAGACGTTAAAGGAATTTATGATTTATTAAAATTAATATCTCAGGATCAGCAAAAAGATATAGTAGGATCTGGAATCCAACAAGCTTTACAAAACGCCATGCAGCAACTGATAGAAGGATTTTCTTCTTCTTTAGGCTCTGGAAAATCAAATTTAGACCAATCACGCATATTTGCCGACGCTAGAGAAAAAGCTGGAGAGAAGACAATAAAAGATATAAATGAAAAAGTCAGCCAAGAAATAAGTAGAAAAAGTTTAGAATTTAAACAATCGCAAGTTGGCTCGATGAGTAATCAAGCTTCCAAAGCTAATCCTGAAGCTTTTGGTGTTATAAATCAAGTTATCCAAGAGGCTATTAAGAATAATAAATCTATTCCATCATTATCTGAAATGCAAGAAAATTTCAAAAATCAAAATAACCCAATTGGTTCAAGGGCGGTAAACGGGATAGCAGGCTTGGATACTGCTGACGTAACATATAAGGCTTTTGATTCTTGGCTTAATACTGTTAGAGATATACAAGATCTACAGCAAAGATTAGGTCAAAAAACAATTGAATTACAGCAACAAAATCAACAAGATGTCGTGCCCAATATTTCTCCCATAGAAACGAAAGGAATAATTCCTTCTACTATAGATCAAACATTAAGCACCGATAGGCCCTCTCCAAGAGGAACAAATATTTCACCAGATCAAAGTAGGCAGCTCAATATGAGCGTAGATGGTAAGCTAGATAGGTTAGCCAATATTTTACAACTTTTGCAAAAAACAAACGACCAAGAAGGTTCTGGAAGCGAAGGTATTAGAAATGCAATTAAAAATGGATATGATTCATTAAAACAGAGCCAAGGTGCTGGAGACGGTAGTTCTGAGGAGACCAAGAATTTAAATGGTAAGGTAGATGTTTCTCCAGTATCTATAGATGGTCAGGTAAAAGTCAGCTTAGAGGGAAGTGGCTTATCTATTAAAATAGACGAAACAGATCTTGAAAAAACTAAGGCAACATTAGAGAACGCTATGGAAGAAAAGTTAAGCGAAATAAAAACTGACATTTTTGCTAAAATCAAGGATTTTGTTGATGAAGCTATAAAAAATAATACTAATTCAAATCCAAGTCCATACAAATTTAGGTCTAATGATCAGTATAATCTAGGGTAAAAAAATGGCTTATTATTTTGATAATGCAACTTTACTTGGATACTCTTTAGATAAAAAATATGGATCTGAAAATAATGATTTTATTTTAAATACAGTTAAAAATATAAGCTTGCAAGGCATATTAGATTATAAAGGTTTAAATAAGGATGCAGCTGGAGTAAAAGACTATTTCAATGATATAAAAAGTATAACAGCCTCTGCCTCTGGAGATTTGCAATCCATAACAATAAATGGATATAATTTAGGCTATGGAAGGATTAAGGCCGTCACTTTTGATAAAAAAGACCCAATATTATTTGGAGAATATAAATACGATATAGAAATCATAGAACAAAGTAATTTAAGTGGATTATCTGGGGATTATTATGGAAATTTTATACCATCTATAAAAGAAAAAATATTGAATTTAGATGAGAATTTTACTTTCAACTATACTAATAGTAAGTATAATTACAACCACAACTTAAATATTAAACTTGCGCGTAGTGGTGAAAACGAAGATTTAATTACAAAGATTAAAAATTTAGCTTCTGGAATATTAAATGACACAATTAATTTGGGTTTGCTTGGAGAATATTCTGGATATTATAATACATTAAAAAATAAAAAAAATACATCATCAGAAAAATATGATCTAATAGAAAATTCTTTTTCTTTTGGTAAATCAATAGAAATAGATAAGAATTATAGCGGAGATTATTCTATTGGATATAAACATGTTTTAGCAAATGATAATTTTGGTAAAACAAACGTACAAGAGGATGCTTCTATCAATTTTTTGACAAAAAATCTAACAGATTTACAAAAAAATAATATTTTTAATAACGAAATATCTAATTCATACAGTAGATGCTCTGGGTTATTTAGCGACTATTCTTTGAAATATAATATTGGCACATTGTTTGCTCAATTAAACTTAAAGCCTTATATAATGTCCAAAAAGAATAATATTTTTGAAGAAAAAATAGACTATTCTGTTTCTTATGTTAATGATATAACTTATTATGGTGGTTATTTTTTAAATTATGAAGTAAATTCAAAAACAAATAACATAGGCGAAATTGAAACAGTTGAAAATGGAGAGGTTTATGTTATAGGAGATACTGGAACAATTTATTTTCCTACTTCTGTAATTAATTCAAGAAAATCTAATTATCAATTAATTAAAAGCTATAATAATAGTTATACCATATTACATACAGGAACTAATTATGATAACTTATTTAAGTACAGTATAACTTCTACAAATAATATTTACTATCGGCCAAATAGTCCAGTAACATTTTTGTCTGTAAGTACTGACATTGATAGGCCTACGGAAATTATAACAGAATTTATTTTTCCTAAGAAAATTTCTAAAATTAATTCTAGCAAAAATAAACTTGGACAAATTTCTACTAAAATTAAAGCTGTAATTCCCAGCGGTAGAGCTAGTGATTCAAGTTTGCTCTTTAAAGAGATTAATTATACTTCATCTTCTGCTGCGTATTTAACAAAAGCTACATACAGTTATGATTCAGAAGGGAACGTAAGCGCTCAATTTGATCAAGCAATATGAACAACAATATCATTAAATACAATAATCAAACTTTAGGACTACCTACTCCTATTGTAGAAATAAAAAGTGAAAATTTATATTTAAATAAATCTTGGGGTATAGAAGATCAAATAACATTAAAAGGACAACTTACTGGCGACTTTCAAAGCTTGCAAATATCTCAAAAAAATTTGATAGACATTTTTTCAAAAAATTTCAAACAATTTGAAATTTTAGAATTAAATTCTGCTAATTCTTATGAATCTATATACGAAAAAAATAACGTTCAAGTAGTTAATATTTCTTTTGCAGACAGCAATTATAATAAAATCCTGGATTACACAATCAATTTAAAATCATCTGATCTTAAAGGTTCGGTTATAAACCCTAAAAATGATTTTGATTTTCAATTAAATAAAGATTTTACCATAAATTTAAGCCATGCTATTTCGGCCGTAGGAATAAGTAATAATTCTTATAAATCTAATGCCTTAGACAATGCTATAAATTATGTTAAAAATTTGACTGGGTTAAATAATATTCCAGCCTACCAAAACATAAATTTTAATTTATTTTCTGTAAGAGAGAGCATAAATCGTTTGCAGTCTTCATATTCTATTGAAGAATCTTATATTGGGGATAGCTCTAGTAAATCTATCTCTGGCGGAATTAATAGATACTCTATAGATATCTCTTCAGGAGTTAAAGACGTTGCTTTAAAAATAAATTTGCAGGGTCAATTTTCTATTGGTAGGAATGAAAATTTTGATGTAATTAAAAATTCCATAAACCCTGCTCAAATTGTTTCTGGCTCATATAGCGGATATTTTAATCCTATACCTATTTCTTATAATATTCAATCTGATAAAAGTGAAAAAACAATAAGTTATAATTTTAATTTTGATAATATAAATTTACCAAACCCATATATAAGATATAACATATCAGAACAATATGATAATATATATAAAATTACAAATAAAAACATATCCGCAGAGGTCCTCGCCAGAGGACACCAATTAGAAAGACTATCTAATAGTGAAAACTTACTAAATCAAATTAACCTTAAAGCGATTGCTGGAGAAAATTTTAAGATTATATCTTCTGAAAAAGTGATTAATAAAGACAAAAATACATTTGTAGTTTCGGCTAGTTTTACTGATAAAAATATCCCAGGAGGATATGCTGATGGAAAATATACGGTCACAGAAGACATATCGATACCAATAATTAAACCTAATTTAAGCCTTCGAGGTTATATTTTGCAAGATTTTCAAGCAAACACTTTCGCTAAAACCAAAGTCCAGGGAGAATTCAAAGGGTCACCAGGTGTCAAGCCAGGCGCAGGCGGGGTAGGTTTAATTACAGACACAGAATCTTATGACCCTGTGAATAAAACTTTTTCTTATACAATAGAATATTATGGTGGAAGCATTACAGGATTACCTTTATAAAATGAATACAAATTTTATTTCTAATTTTTTAAGCGGAGAAGGTATAAATTTAGATAGATTTTACTCTCATATAAATTTTATAAATGTATCTGGATCAATTGTAAAAAATAGCGTTTATCCAAACGAAACACAATTTGGCTCAAATGTTTCTGGAAATTTTATATTTGATGAATATCATCCTTCAGTATTCACTTCTTGCTATAAATATAGCGACTTGAGTGGGTCTGGTTTATTTGATGCAAATAATTCTTTGAAATTAAATCAAAGATTAAATTCTGGACAAAAAACTATTTTATTGCATTTTGAAAATGAAGTAAGTAATAATTACGCAAACACTAATTTAATTGGTAAAAATAAAGTTCTTTTTGATTTTTGCTCGCCCGAGTCTTCAACCGATCAGTTCTCTTATTCTGTAAGTTTAACTGATAAAAATGATATGTTAATAGAATTTTCTGGACAAAAAAGCGGAATTGTTGAGTATAATAAATCTTTTGTTAAGGATTCTTTACCAGACAAAAACATTATATGCTTATCTTTAAAAAATAATAGAATTAATTTGATTCAACCCGACGTCAACACAAATACATTTATATACAATGAATTAAAAATAAATCAAAATTATGATGACATAACTAAAGAAATGTATATTGGCAATAAAGTAAATTTTATAAAAAATATGCATACTGGATTTTCTGGAGTATTAAAGGACGTAATTGTTATTAATCAAATTTTAAATGAAAATCAATTATTGAGATTAACAAAAATAGTAGGTCAAACTGGCGAGCTTTATTCAGGAATAAATTTGACTCCTGATCCTTATAAAATATACTACAGCGGTAAAGTTAACCCAACTGGAATAATAGGAACTGGTATAATTAGATATGATAGGGTTATTCAAGAAACTATAAATACAAATTGCGGAGATAATTCAAATTGTAATATTTACGTTTTGTCTGGAGTCACTGGAGCTTTAACTGGATATAAGATAGAATACTCTGCCGAAGAGCAAATAACCGAAGATTTTACAAATCAAAAGATATATCCAATGTATGATACAAATTTATTTAATAATTATTCTGATTATAATATAAAGGATTTATTAACAAACACTGGAGATCTATACGAAATTCAAACTTATGAAGATGATGTTCGTTCAGATATATATACTGGCTCTGGATTAAATTATTTACCAGATGATTTGAATTACATTTTTTATAATGGTAGAGTTGTCAAAGATTTTATCACAGGATTAAATTCTCTTAAAATTTCTGGAGCAAAACAAATGATATTTGTTTCTGGCGCGAAAAAAGAATCCAAGGTAAATGGCTCATATATAGAGAGTGGTATCTACAATTATAATAGATACATAAATGGCATACCTGTACCTGTTACTAAAAAAACTTTATATGCCTCAATTAATGAAAGTAACTATTTTATACGTTGGACTAATAATTCTGGATGGACAATTATTGGTAATAATATGCCAATATATGGATCTAGTGAAAATGTGAGTAACCCCGACGAAATATCTGTCTCAAATTGGTTTTCTTATTCTGGCTATGTAGATATGCCAAATATTAGAAAATATGAATATATTAATATAATTAAAAAATTAAATTCAAAAAGCCTATATTTCGCAGATTATACAGTAAATAAATACATATCTAATACTGGTATAGATTTATCGTACTTTAATAAGTATAATGTATTTCTAGATGGATTAAAATTAATAGAACATAAAGACTACGGTAAAATTGGAAATTCAATTTATTTTGACTTCGATATTAATAATAAGAAATTATTGATTTTAGAAGATTCCTATACCGAAAAGATTACTGGCAATAATATAAGTGATAGTTTTAAAATTTACCCCAAAAAACATCTTTTATGGGTTAATGGACTATTAAAAATTGATGGGATAGACTATAATAATAAAAAATATAATTTAAATGGAGGATATTTCAATAATATTGAACGAAATAATATTCAAATATTGATGATATAAACTCGTGTAATCTTATAAAGGCATAAGGTATGACAAATCAGAAATTAAATTCTATAATTTTTAATGGCGTTGAAGGAGAAGCTTTTGGTGGATCTATATTTAGCTTTAGAATAGAAAGTAATGGTATAGAAAGTCCGCCAAAGTATATTGTCAGTGCAGTTTACCCTCCTAGGGCTTCTAGGCCTGGTGGTGCCGAGTTGAATACGCAAGCTAATATAACAGTTGGGGGTGGGTTTCCTTTAGGAGGAACCATGAAACTGTTTGGGGTTTCGTACGAAGATAATCCTGAATATACCACAGCACATTTTACATACTTAGATGGATCTTCTTTTTTAGATACTACTTATGTAGGAATTAATTATCGTCACGGTGTATGTGCGCGCTCAACGTATTGTGGAAGCATAGAAAGAGGAATGATTATTTTAGGTGGAGAGATTCAAGGAGTCGAAGAAGAAAAAGAGTGTATAAATTGTGAAGATCAAGTGGAAAAAACTGTTGGTCAAGTCGCTGCTTTATCCTGCGATAATAAAGATTCAGGTTATTCGGTTGATGATTTTATTGCTGCTTGTGGTAGTCATATTGAAAATATTAGTTTATTGAGCCGAGCAGGTGACGCAACATTGTCTTATACGGGTACTTTAAGAGAAGTTCTTTCTAGTATATGTTCGGACGCTGGTGCATCATTTATGACTGATTATTTAGGCAAAGTTAAAATTATAGATGGATCGCAAGGGGTACCAATAGCAGATACAGATCTAGCGAATAATCCAAATGTAAAGAAACGCACATATGAATCCAGCAGGGATGGTACATACAAGCAATATGGCTCAAGCTTTTCTTTGAAGCCTACCAGAAGCCTTTCTCAGACTAGAGAAAATTATACCCAATTTACTTTAAGTCCTGTGAATGCGACTCTTACCTTAGATGTTCAATTGGGAGCTATTGCCATGAGGGGACCGATGTGGAGAGACCAAATTTGTAGACAGGCTGGTTTATATAGTAGATTAGGGTTTTATGGAGGGCTATATTCAGTTAATCCTACGGCAGGGTTTCTCCAAAATGATATGTTTGCATTAGCTGATTGTATGCAAGACAGCAGCTTATTGGATTTAGTCAATCAAGGTTTTACTTACTGGAATTTGACAAGATTTAGCGATGAACTAAAAAATTATTATATAAATGCAGAATCAGCTGCCATTCAAGAATATGGAATATTATATAAAGCTAGTATAACACGACCTGCCTCAACCGAAGAAAAAAATTGTATATCAAATGAATTTAGAAAAATAACGACTTCTGAATTTTATCCAGATATTGATGCGGGTGGATTTTGGAGAAAAAATATATCAGCAAAAGATATCGCCCCATCTAAAATAGATGATTTGGGAAGCTATTATGCTCCCGTTATTGTTCCTTTAATAGGAGAATTGGCAGAAAAATATTCACAATGCACAAATAACTCTAATAGTTCAGCCTTTGGCGGAGATTTTACAAATGCAGCTTTTGTGGCTTGGAAAAGTAACGTGCCAGGAGTAAGTGTTCAATCTAGTTCTTGTTTGCATCCAGATGAAGAATTAAAGCGTCCAGTAAATCAAAAAGATACGTATTGCTTATTACCGTGCGAAGATCAACAACAAGACGCTTGTCAGATATTAAATCAATCATGCTCTAAAGGGGCTGCAGGAATTTTTCAAGGAAGTGAAGACAATAAAGGTTATTGCTTAGGAGGAATAGTCCTTCCATCTACATCTACATTTTGGGGTTGGTACAAAAAAACAGATGATATGAGTAAGTCTGTGGCTGGCGAACTCAAAATAAATGATGCACTCGTTGACCCAAATAAAGATATTATTCCTGAATTAGATAGTGACAATGTTCAAAGTCTAAGATATTCTTTGACAGACTTAAGCGCTGGAGGTGGCAACGCCCAAGTTTCTTCTTTCCATGCTATAAGCGAAAATAGAACGTATGAAATAATTGGAGAATATGTTCCTGCAATTGACCCAAGTTTGAAATCTTGGAGTATGAGCATAGATGGGAATGGAGTTTTTACTAATGTATCTTATCAAAATCGTCCGCCTATTCCTTCAAAACAGGACACAAGCATAAGCAAAGTCACACCAAGAAAAATTCTATTAAGGAGCTAGAATGATATTCTCTGGAAATAATATTTTTAATTTTAACAATCAAACAAATTTAAGTTTTAATTTAAACTTAAATATTAAAAACAATTCTACAAATTTTGAATTTGGATTTTCTGGCGAAGGTAATAATCGTATTTCTTTTAAAAATTTAGATAATAATTTTTATGATCCAGCAAATTTATTAGTATATGGGACTTCTTCTGGAGATATATTAAGCATATCTGGAGATATTAATTCTAATAATTATAGTTATTTCATAAATTCTACCCCATTTTTTTTAAATCAAAGTAAGAATAATTTCTCTATAAATAAATTTTATTTTAATACTAACCTGCCAATATCTGGTGATTTATATATATATGGCGGGATTCCATCTTATGAGATGAATTTTGCTTCAGGATTTATAAGCGGAGAAAATATAATAGGAACGATAAAAAATAATTCATTAAATAAAGTTTTAAAAATTCTCGATATATCTGGAACAAATTATGGTTTTTTAAACAACACAATAACGCCAAGAAACAATTTAATATTTATTAATAAATTTACTGGCAGTTTAAACCCAGAAGAGAGTGCAAATTTTTATATAACCACCACAGGGATAAATTTTAAAAGTATTCAAAACGTATTTGATGTATACATAAATACAGATTTTGGTAATATAAATGAAAAATTTGATTCGGTGTTAATAAATGAAACTAATGTATTTAATTTTAATGAACATTTTATGTTCAATAACTACGACCTAAATGCAAATTTTAAAAGAGATATTTGTTTGTTAAATTATGATTCTTTTGATTTAAGAAATAGTGATAAATTTTACTATGAAAAACCACTTTATATATCTTTAGAATATGATTCTGGATATACAGGAAATGTTGTAGCAAAAATACTCGCTTCTGGATATAAAAATATAAATCTAACAGGCTTTGTAAGCGGATCTGGCTATTTATCTGCACAAGAAAATGCAATTGCCACGGGATTTAATTTAATAAAAAATTCCATAGAAACAGGAATAATTTATCAAAATTTTAACGAAACAGATTTAACTTATTTAACAGGAAATTTAAACCAAAATATAAAAATAAATGTTTCTGGATATTCTACAGGAGAGTTTGTCAATGAATCTAATTTTGAAGCTACTGGAAACTCTACTACGGTTTTATTTTCAAATAACTCTTTAAGCGGATTAGGGTATATAACTGGCGCATTATATGACTATAATGTTTCTGGTTCTTATAATAATAGCATTTATAATACTAAAGTTCCATATATTGGTTTTAGTACAGGCGCATATATAACTGGAAAAGTAAAGCAAAAAATTAATAATATATTAGGGTCTGGCATTTCTACTGGATACGCTAATTGTATTTTTACTGGTCGAGCGTTTGTTAATGCTTTAGGAAGTGGATACTTGTTAGGAAGCGGATACTTAACAGGCACAAACGTTCCTATATTAGCCACTGGGGAAATATCTGGCGATCTTAATAATATAAAATACGTTGAAAATATAACGCAAAATGTTTATGGATATAAAATAGCAACTGGAATTTTAAATGTAAATTTAAGTTTAACTGGTTATGGGGCATGTACTGGAAATTATATAGGATCAAATAATTATGGAAATCTTATTTTAGCCAGTGGATTGAATAGTTTTAGAACTTCTGGATTTTTAAATGGTACAGGATTATTGACTGGCTATGGAAGTGGAATTTTATATGATAAATATGGTTCATCTGGATACAGTCTTTCTTCAGGATTATTATTTTATAATGGAAATTTAGAGAATGTTTTTGTTTATAATACTGACGGTCAAATAGCAAATGGATTATATACCCCAAGCGGTCTTTACAACTCTTCTTTTGGGCCTATTGGAGCTCAAGCATCTAAAAAATTATATGTTTTAAGTGGATCAAATAATACCTTTATAAGATGGACTTCAATTTCTGGGTGGACAATCGTAAAAAATAATATCACACTATATAGATCTAGCGATTCTACGAGCCCAGATAGTCCAGTCGATGTAAAACAATGGTATTCTAACGCTGGGTATTCTAATCTACCTATAATAAGTGGAAAAAAATCTGATTATATTAATTATAATTTTAATACATTCGGTACTGGATATGATTTAATTGATAATATTAATATCAATGATGTTAATATAAAAAATGAAGTTATTAAAAATTATACATTTAATAATCTTATTGGCTCTGGATCATATTATTCTGATAATCCACCAGTTAGCGGAACTGGACAAATGGATGTATTTAATAATTTAGATTATTCGTTAAATAAATATAATGTTACTGGGGTCATAGAAAGTAAAATAGACTCTGGCGTTTTTTATTATACTGGAGCTTCTTCTGGTTATGTGCCACTATACATTTCTGGCCAAGGCACGCTTTATACTTCTTTTGGATTTCCAGTTTTAACTACAATAACAGGAATTTCTTATTCTGGATACAATGAAATTTTTACAACAGAAAATTCTGGGATAAAGACTCTTCAAGCAAATTATGAAATAACTACTGGTTCTTTTGCTAAAAACTACTCAAATCTAGATGTGCCACCAAATTTATATTTTAGATATTGGCAAACAGATAGCTCTTCTTTTAGCACTGCTCTTTCGCCAAATGGACAATTTATCTATTACAATAATATAAGTAATTTTGGTGCACCATTAAGTACTTCTGGATATGTTGGAGATTATCATTATATTATTTATAATGCGAATAGCGGTTGGCAAATTAGAAGAAAATCTTCAAATAGTTATGGATGGTCTGGTTTAAAAACACAAGACTTTCCTATCAGCGGTTGGACAGGAGTTAATATTTCGTCAAGTCGAGGTCCTGGCGAGATTCAAAAAATTGGATTTTCTGATTTAGGAATAAGATCAATTGACCCAGCTTACGAAAATAGAAATTATTTTAGTATTGGAAATAATATTTATAATTTAAATAATTCGCCTATTATAACTGGTTCTGGAAATTCTGTTTTAGAAAAAGTTCTTTATTATACTGGTGTTTTAAAATCAGGGGTGGCTATATTGCCGATAGTTGGAACTATAACTGGAATAGACGTTTCTTATGTTACAGGTTTTAATAGAAATCTTTTAGAATTAAAATCTGGAGTACTTTTAAATCCTGTTTCTTTGCGATCAGAATTACAGTACAATAAATCGGGATTAATTGGTTCAGGGTTATTTAAAACTAATATAGGAAAAACTGGTTATTATGAATCTAGCGGGATCTTACAATCTACAGGATATATTTTTAGTCAAGTAGAATTTCCATACAGCGGAACAATTGATACTTATAGTGGTTATTTAAATAATTCTATGACTAGGTCATTATCAAATCTTAGTTTTGTTATTAATAATTCTTCTGGATATATTCAAACTGGTATTTATTTAAAACAAGATAAATCTATAGCCCAAGATTCTTCTGGCAGAATAAAAAATTTATTACCATTGAATCTATATCCTATTACAGATTATTCTGGTCAACAAGATTACATATTATATGCGACTGGATTTTTTGAAGAACAAATAATTGGATTAGCAAATGTAAGTAGTGTCCTATCAAGGTCTGGCAAATTTTTTACATCTGGACTTTTAGATGGATATTTTGATGTAGATTATTTTGATCAAGATTTTGGGTCTAAGTATATCTCTCAACAAATAACTGGTATTTTAATAAATCCAACTATACTAGACTCTAATATCATATTAACTGGGTCTTCAATTGGGACTGGATTTTATGATAATTACGTTTCTGCTACGGGATCTTTAAGTAGGAATATATCTGTGTCTCCTAAAATAAATATCCCAATTGGTTCAATGATTACTGGATTAGGCCTAATCAATCTAATTTTAAGCAAAAATATGAATTTTAATGTTAATAGCGGCACGGCTTATTATCAAAATAATCCTTATTTAGAGAATGTTAGCGGAAGTTTATTCACGGGATATATAGATCCATTTATTGCTACTGGTAATATATCTAAAATTGCCAATAAGTTACTAACTGGTTATGTAGATTCAAGTTATACCAAAACCTTTTTAAATAGTTTTAATGTCTCAACTGGGTATCTAAACTCAAGTGGGTTGAGTTCAGATTTAATAAGTATAAATCCGATTAATAGCAACAAATATTCTATAACAAAAAATATAGAGTCTGACATATCTCAAGTTATTATTAATATAAACAAAATAAACCATTACAATGATGATTATCTTTATGCTAAATTAATTTTAAGTGGCAAAGATTCTGATAATAATCCTAGTGTAATTTATCAAGATATAACAGGAGGCTCGTACTAGAATGGCTTTTTACGTTACAGCTGGTAAGGATATATTTCCTTTAACTATAAATAGGTCGAGATACTCGACCTCTTCTCCTTGTTTTTCTAAACAAGGAAATGATCCTAGTTGTCCAACATGGTATGTGTTTGGTAAGATAGGAAATCAGCCTGCTCGTTTAAATTTAAATGAATTTGGTGTTAGAGCAAGTAGCCCAACCAATGGCACGAATTTTCTAGAAATATTTTTTGGATCTCGTACAGATTATAAAGCTCAAATACAATTTCAAACAGTTGCAGGTTTGACAGTTGAGAGAACAACTTTGAAAAATAGCTTCTTCGAGATGATCAATAGCAGCGCAATGAATTTTAGTTATGATGGATCTAATGAACTTTTTCGTATTAATAAAAATTATAATTCCCAAAAGTATTCATTAACATTTGACAAGGGAATACTTCAATGTGAAGCTTCTGATAATTATTCTAGAAACCTTATAGCTTTAGATCCATATAAATCTTCTGTTTATACTTATGCTTATGACGGTGGCGGTGCATCTTTTGCTCAAGTAGATGGAACTTGGCCACAAATAGCGGCAGGATATAATTTAAGTTATTTTGGTCAAGCATTAACTCCAGGATCTGCTCTAGCTGTAGTTGGTAGTACTGGCTCTGCATATTTTGGATTTAAAGTATCCTCATATTATAGTTCTCATGAATTTGGAGTAACCCCCTCAACAGACGAATTATTATGGTCATTGACTAATAGAAATGGCCAATATTTTGGAATCTTAGTGAATAATTATGAGACATCTTATTGGGCTTATGATAAATTTGGAACTAATTTATTATGGAATTCTAGAGGATCTGGCGCTTTACATATTTGGAATGATTATTATTATAATCATTTTATAATATCTTGCGCTCCAGGTTCAAAAGAATCAGCTATTTGGTCTAAAGACGGTGATGGAACTAACTTACTATGGAACTCTAACAGGAATGGAATTTTACAATTTTGGCAAGATCCTGCGTATTCTAATACGTATTCATATACAGCTTTTTATACAAAAAGTCAAGCTAGTTTTTGGTTTTCTCATACTTATTATACAGATCTTAAGTTTAGTAGTACTTCAGGAATACTTCAAGTATGGAATAATTCTAAACGCTCTTATATAGACCTTAGTGTTTATATGTTAGAATACGGACATGTTGCAACATTTAATTATGTTTATTGTAAAGGATCACTTTTAAAAGGTTTAGATGGAATAAATGTTAAAATATTTTCAACTCATCCAATTGACATATGTGATCCTTTGAGAATGGGATCTATTGGGTCTACTACATCTCCAAAATCAAATGCAGAATGTGTATTTGAATATGACGGATAAAAGGAAATAAAATGGCAACAATTTTTACTGATATAGCGGCCGGATATGTGGCGACACCGCCAGGAGGTATAATCCCTCCAGCTGGTTATTTAAACGTTTTTCCTGCTAATGGAGGTGGAAGCATATCTATACCTGTAGATAATAATTTAAATCCATTAACTCGACCAGGAAGTTTAGATATTGGAAATACAACTTGTCCAGTTGGAAATGTGTTTATTAACTCTACGTTTGGGAATAATGCACTCAATAGAAGAAACTTAATTGCTCCAGATGAATTTAGATATCAAACTGAATATGGTGAGATTTTTATGCGAGCAAGAGCAGGCGGTTACGGTTCATATAATGATTTTCAAGTAGATATAGGAACTGATCCTTTTAGAATTTATGCTACTAACTATGGATTAAAATTTGAAAAACCTACCTCTGCATCTTATATAAATTTTGATGTAGGTTCTTTTAATAAAGTTTCTATTATTTCTTATAGAGGAGTTGTTAGTTTAATTGATGGCGAAAAAGAAGGATCTTTATATATTGAAAGAGGTTATGGTAATGCAATTTTAGGATACAAAGATGGAATACCTCTTCTTTATCTTTCTAAGGGTAACAGTCAATATGCAGATCTTAGAACAGATGGAACATTAAGTCGTTTAACTTTATATAATAATGGGAACGGTGCAGAATTAACAGCAGCTTATTATCCAAAATTAGATTTATATTCAAATTCTTTGGGGTCTGCTCGATATGCTTCTAACGGTGTTTATATACAGGATAATAACGGACGTCGTATAAGTATCTATCCAAATGATTTAGGACAGTATTATTATTTAGGCGCCTATCCTATACTTACAAATGGACAGGAGGTTGGTAAAGTTTTAAGTACAAAGCCTCTTATCCAACCCCAAATGACCGCTGATGGATACCTTATAGCTAATTATGCAACATTCGCAGGATATGCTAGTGCTGCAGAATATTCTACAGCAGCAGGAAATGCAAATTATGCAACATTCGCAGGATATGCTAGCGCCGCAGAATATTCTACAGCGGCAGGAAATGTAAATTATGCAACATTCGCAGGATACGCTGGTGCTGCAGAATATTCTACAGCGGCAGGAAATGTAAATTATGCAACATTCGCAGGATACGCTGGCGCTGCAGAATATTCCACAGCGGCAGGAAATGTAAATTATGCAACATTCGCAGGATACGCTGGTGCTGCTGGATATGCTACAAGAGCAGGAGTTTCAGATTATGCTACCAATGCAGGATATGGTTCGTTTGCTGGTTATGCTACAACAGCAGGAATTTCAAATTATGCTACCAATGCAGGATATGGTTCGTTTGCTGGTTATGCTACAACAGCAGGAATTTCAAATTATGCTACCAATGCAGGATATG